TAATACTATACCGGCCACTTCGTTACGCGCGCAAAAATATATATCCCCTCCACCTATTCGAGCGTCCGCGCGTAAACTAGCGCCGCCCAATGCGGGAGGCAACCGGAATCAACGCGGGCACTCGCGCTAACGCGCTCGTGCTTATCCGCGTTGAGCCAGTGACCCGCATGCGGCGTATGAATATAACTATACGTAGATTTGTTTTTACGTGGAATAACTATACGCCTAGTGACTTTGAAACCTGCATAACATTCTTAGACAATTTTTGCAAATATGGCATCATTGGAAAAGAAAAGTGTCCAACAACCCAAACACCTCATATACAAGGGTTCTGTAATTTATCGAAACCCATGCGATTTAACAACATCAAGAAGCATCTGCATAACTCAATCCATATTGAGAAGGCAAATGGATCCGACGAACAGAACAAAATTTACTGTTCAAAATCAGGCGAGTTTTTTGAAAAGGGTCATCCTGACAAACAGGGGAAGCGAAATGATTTGGACGCCGTCGTTCTTACAATACAGAATGGGACGAACACTCTATCCAACGTGGCTAAACTGCACCCAACTAGCTTTATCAAATACCATAAGGGAATCAAAGAATACATCAACCATGTCAACCCTATTCGCCCCCGACACTACAAATCTGAGGTCTACTATTATTGGGGTCCACCAGGAACCGGAAAATCAAAAACCGCTCTGGAAAAAGCAACCGCCTACAATACCGACTCCATCTATTATAAACCGCGTGGTCTATGGTGGGATGGTTATCAACAGCAGACTAGCGTCATCATCGACGACTTCTATGGATGGATAAAATACGACGAACTTCTTAAAATATGTGACCGATATCCATACAAGGTTCAAATAAAAGGAGGCTTTGAAGAATTCACCAGTAAATATATTTTTATTACCAGCAATGTAGATACATGCGACTTGTATAAATTTCGTAATTATAATACAGACGCAATTGAACGTCGCATTACGGAAAAAATTCATTTCAAAAATATTTTTTGATTATAAAATGTTAAATAAATATCATATTTCAAATTATAATGTGCAGTAGCTCCTTTAGGAAGACCATCTCCTATACCCTGCATTCCAACGCATCCTCCATAATGCACGACCTTATAAGCATCATCACTAGTTACCTCTATACGAGGCCGCCAAGATGTCCGCGTGGTACTGCTCGCTCCATCAATATCATAAACAGTAGATAATGTATTCGGAACATATGTTTGAAATCCAACCTGCGTTCCTCTAAACACCTTACATTTATCTACAGATAAAAAATTATTAAATTTGCCCTGAGCTGCAGGAACAGGTCCATGCCATGGAAACATGCAATACGCCGGCATAATAGTAGTCTGATCACGCGTAGAGATATTTTGCTGCGGATACACCGTACAGGTAATTTTATGCACTCGATATGCCTCAAAACATGGTGCAATCGTTTGAAATTCCGGAAAATCCTTCCCAGTAAATGTTACAGGCAATTCCACAACTTTTGATATATCAGGACTATAACTTTCCATTTTTGTAATTTTCATACTAAAATTACCAGTTATACGCCTATGAAAGCGTCTACGACGACGAAACCGCAACTTCCGGACCCGAGAACGCCGAGCGCGGCGAACCGGACGCCTAACCGCACGTCTATAACGCACCATGTCTATGCATGTACTAACAAGAAAGCGCAACCGCAACTTCCGTTACGATGTTGTTACGAAGTGGCCGGG